CCTGACAGTCAGCAAGCAGAAAGATGGTGCAGACAGCATCCAGATCGGTATTGAGATCGTCAGTGTGGAGATTGGAATGTCGGACTTGGGTTTTGAAACCTTGACCAGTTTAGCCATCAGGCAGAACCAAGACATAGCCAGTAGCACCTCAAAAGGTAGTAAAAACAATCAAGGTAGCGGTGGAAATCAGCGCATTGAGATGGATTCTTTGATGAAAGTTATTAAGGCTAAAGCATCATATCGTGAAGTAGATGGTATTAGTCGGTATGGCGTGACTTTGGATGATTGGAGGGATGAATTCTGGTCTATGAAAGGGTGTACTGAGGATGATAAGACAGCCTTTCGTAAGGCATGGATGAGGGCAAGGGAGAGACTTGTAAGCGTAAATAAGATTGTGATTGGGGACAATTTTGTCTGGTTGAAGACAGGTTTGGAGAATTATTGTGCTGTATAAATATCCAGTGACAAACGAGACAAAGTGGGACAAACGAGACAAATGTCCCACAGGTGAAAGTGGGACAAACCACCTCAGGTCTATGTACCTGAGGTTTGTCTCACCCCGCTTTGTCTCTTTGTCTTTTTTTAAAGGAAATTGAAAATGACTCGTTTAAGATCACGGAAAGAAGTTCCAGATGTTCAAGTACCGAAACGTCAGTCGACAGTTTGGGAGATTGAATCGAATGCGGTATTGATGGAATTGGAGGTCAGGAAAGAGCAACATCATCAGAAATGGGGAATTGATAGGTTGATTACTTTAGTTGACATTGACTTTAGGGTGAAGTTTTGGGGTCAGATGGGTAGAGTTTGGGACAGTCTGGAGTTTGGGGATATTGAAAGGTTACGCAAAGCAGCTAGTGGCATGGCAAAAGGTTATGACGCTTTGGAGAAGTGGGCTGAGGATAATGAGGTCAACCCAAACCCAAAGACAAGATGCATTGAGTGGAAAACCAAAGATGGTCATGTTGTTGCAGTGGTGTCCACAATCAACGATAGCTTGGAACTGCAACGGCATCGCAAAGATTTAGGGACAATCTGGACACTGGAAGAGTTTGAGGTAATCATGGCAGATCCAATGGTTCAGCAAATCATGGCTATTAAAGCGTTTGAGCCAACCGCTAAGGTGACAAGGTTCAAGGCTAACGAGAACTTTGGGAAAGGGTCAGGGTTCGATGATATGGAAGATGACCTAGAGCCTGTATATGGCGGTGCTGAACCCCCAAAGATGTTTCACCTACCGCATAAGAAGTGATGGCGAGACGAGCCAGCATTACGACAAGGTACTTCAATCGGACTCTGACAGATGCCGATAGAACAATCCTTGCCTGTGCTGGTTGCGGAGATATTTCAAAAGGCTTTAAGAATGCCTTGGATTGCTTTGCTGTTTTATGGGAACTAGGATACCGACCAGAGAACGATTTAAACGATTTCCTTGGTCTGGCTAAGGAGGATGACTTTAAGACCCTTGTAGGCGATTCTGACAAGGATTAGAGGCATTGCTAGTTCTTGTTGGTTGTTGTGGTTCTTAATGAATTTGCGAATGAGAATCAATATCATTCTCATGTACCCCGATAATGCACCATCCGACTCTTTCACTCCGCACGTTTGGCGCCAGCAAATTCACCGAGTTAAAAGTTATCTACAGGTTATCCACAGATTTAGATCGGAGTTATCCACATTTGCCCATGCTGGTTTCATTTCCTGTTACAGTTTGCGAATGTTTGTAATACCTTTTGTGATTTTGACTTAACATAATGGACATTGTGTTAAATGGAATATGTCAGCAGTTTGTAAGTGCATCAGAAAACTCTAGCAAAATCAACGACTTGCAGTTCTTATATCCAAAATCGGCAGTTGCCTCTCGAAATCTGGTGAATTTTTTATATGGGGGGAGGGGGGTCGGTCGGTCGGTGAAAATTGTGGGTGCATCCGCCCCACTGAAAAAACGAAAAGTCGAAAAGGGGCAACATCCCCACTTCCCCGCTACGAAAAAAAAGAAGACTATCAACCCACAATTTGCTATAGTCGCAACCTATCACGCCCACAAAGACAAGGATAATCGTGAAGATAGAACAGATTGACAGCATCCAAGATGAAGCCCTACAGCCAGAGAAGAAGAAAGCTGGCAGACCCAAGGGTATCTATGGCTTAAAGCGTCAGATACAGGAGTACGCAAGGAATCCTGACCTTGCCCTACCCAAGACCGACAACCAGAGAATCAAGGACTTGAAAGATATGCTTATCAAGTCTAGCGGTAAGGATGTTGTCGAGAAGATGATCTCAATTGCGTTAAACGACAATCACCCCGCACAGATGGCGGCTATCAAAATGTGTGTTGACCGCACACTGCCTGTCTCGATGTTTGAAAAGGATAAGAGCCAGAGGAGTGCAGTCACGATTAATATCACTGGCATAGGCGCACCTACAACCACAGTGATTGAGCCAATTGATATACAGGATGTAGAGGCTAAGAATGGCTGACCTGAACTTTGCGCTATTGCCTTGGCAGCAGGAGGTGTATGCCGACAAAACGAGGTTCAAGGTTGTCGTGGCGGGTAGACGATGCGGTAAGTCTAGGTTGGCAGTGACTACACTACTGATTGAGGGTTTGAGCTGCCCTGCTGGTAGTGCTGTGCTGTATGTTGCACCGACTCAGGGACAGGCTAGACAGATTATTTGGGATGTACTGTTGGATATTGGACGGGAGATTATTCAGTCTAGCCATGTCAACAACATGGAAGTCACCTTGATTAATGGTGCAAAGATTTACGTCAGGGGATCAGACAGACCCGACACCTTGCGGGGTGTATCCTTGACTTACGCTGTACTGGATGAGGTTGCCGACATTAAGCCTGAGACTTGGGAACAGGTAATTCGTGCGTCATTGAGTGATAAAAAGGGTCGGTGCATGATGATTGGCACTCCCAAGGGTAGGAACTGGTTCTATGATTTGTACAACTTGGGTCAGGAGGGTGAAGATCCTGATTGGAAAAGTTGGCACTTTACAACCAAAGATAACCCCCTGATAGACCCTAGTGAAATCGAAAGCGCAAAGAAGACCCTTAGCTCGATTGCTTTTAAGCAAGAGTATATGGCATCCTTTGACAATGCTGGTAGTGATGTTTTTAAAGAGGAATGGCTGAAGTACGGGGAAATCCCTGAGTATGGTTCATACTTCATAGCGGTTGACTTGGCGGGGTTTGAAGAAGTCGCTAAACAAGCTGCCAACTCCAAGAAACGTCTAGACCAGAGTGCCATTGCTGTGGTTAAGGTTACTGAGGATGGCAAGTGGTGGGTGCATAAGATTGAGTATGGGCGGTGGGATATTCGCACCACTGCCGCTAATATCTTGCTGGCTATCAGGGAGTACCGCCCGATCAGCATTGGGATTTAACGTGGGGCATTAAAAAATGCGGTACTTCCCTATTTGAGTGATTTAATGCGAAAATCCAACATATATGCTCATATTGTGGATTTGACGCATGGCAACCGAAAGAAGTCAGATCGAATCATTTGGGCATTGCAAGGACGCTTCGAGCATGGCAGAATCGTGCTTAACAAGGATGAGGATTGGTCTGAGTTCGTTGACCAGTTGCTGATGTACCCATCCCAAGGGGTGCATGACGATCTTCCTGATGCGTTAAGTTATATAGATCAGTTATCTATAACCTCATACTTTGAGGCAGATGATGAAAACGAATGGCAACCAATCGACATCATTAGCGGCGTATGAGGGCATTAAATGGCAACAGATAAATTAGAACAAAACGAATTCCAAGAACCTACTGAGGCTGATAAGGAATTAACAAAATTTGTTATTGACCACTGTGATCGGTGGAGAAACTATCGGGATACCAATTTCCTGAGTGATTGGGAAGAGTATGAACGCATCTTCCGAGGTCAATGGGCTGATGATGACAAGACTCGTGAATCAGAACGTAGCCGTATTGTGACCCCTGCAACTCAGCAAGCAGTAGAGACTCGTCATGCTGAGATCATGGAAGCTATCTTTGGTCAAGGTGACTTCTTTGATATTGAG